GAGATGCCCGAGGGAGGTACTATATTGACCCGGGGGGTCTATAATGTTATTATATACCTAGATTCAGGTTTTGTCAAGTCTTTTATTAAATTTCTATAAATACTTGACAAATCTTATATCCATGTGTATACTATTAAACATGGCTATACTTCCGAGCATAGATAATAACACTCGTAAAAGAGAACTAACTGAAAAGCAACAAGCTTTTCTGACTCATCTTATTGAAACACAAGGCGATGCTAAAGAGGCGGCAAAACTTGCTGGATATTCTTCTCATTATCATCATGTTGTAAAGACTTTAAAGTCTGAGATACTTGAGTTGACTCAGGAAGTTTTAGCCAACTCTGCACCTAAAGCAGCTTTCAAGCTCGTAGAGATAATGGATTCTAAACGACCTATCATCCAAGCTAACAATAAATTAGCTGCTGCTACAACTTTATTAGATAGAGTTGGAGTTAGTAAGGTTGATAAGATTGATGTGAATCACAATGTTCAAAGTGGTGGTATCTTTTTGATGCCAGATAAAAAACCTCTAGACTTAGATGATGGTGACTATGAAGAACTATCTGAATGAAATATATCAGTTTGCACAAGACCATCCAGTATGGTTTTGTTTTTGGTTTTTTGTAGGTTGGATATTAGGATTAGGAATAAAAGATTTATTATGAAAATATTTTTAACCGAAGTTTTAAAAGATAATAAAATGTTAGTTGGTCCATATATACGGGCAGAAGATATAGAAGAAGCTATAGAGATAGCTGACATGTATGCTTTAGTAGTTGTAGGAGAACTATACGAACTTAAACATGAACTGCCACCTAAACAAGAGGTAATACACTAATGAGCAAAAAAGACCCAAGACTAGCCAGAGCAGGAGTAAGTGGTTTTAACAAACCCAAGCGTACTCCTAATCATCCTAAGAAATCACACATTGTTGTTGCTAAAGAAGGCGATAAGATAAAGACTATTAGGTTTGGTCAAAAGGGTGCTAAGACTGCAGGTAAACCTAAAGCAGGTGAGTCTGCTCGTATGAAAGCAAAGCGTAAAAGCTTTAAGGCTAGACATGCTAAGAATATTGCTAGAGGAAAGATGTCAGCAGCTTATTGGGCTGATAAGGTTAAATGGTAGTTGAAACAACTATGGTAAGATTCTTTAACAAGCTACACAAGTTTATGAAGTGTGGTAGAATAAATAAAGTTTGGAAGTTATTTAAATAATGGGTAAACAAATAGGAAACGATGAAGGCAATCAAGTAGTCTTCAGAAAAAGTATTTATGGTAAAAGTGATGCTTGGGGTGGCAAAGGTGCTAGACCTAGAGTAAATGTTTTTTCAAAACAATATCAAGATAACTGGGATAAGATTTTTAAGAAGAAAGGAGAAAATAATGCCAAGGAAAAAAACAACGACTAAGAAAAAAAAGTCAACTGTTAATAAAGCTGGTAACTATACTAAGCCTACTATGCGTAAGAGGCTTTTCGAGAAAATCAAAGCCGGTTCTAAAGGAGGTAATCCCGGTCAATGGTCTGCTCGGAAAGCCCAGCTTTTAGCAAAAGAATACAAAGCCAAAGGAGGAGGCTATAAATAACATGGATATACTAATAAAATATATGAAAGATTTAATGAATAAAGTTAATAATTATTTTGTAAAGAAGAATGTCAAATCTAAAAAAAAGTCAAAGAAGTCTTAGAGCTTGGACTAAACAAAAATGGAGAACGAAGAGTGGGAAAAAATCTTCGGAAACGGGTGAGAGGTATCTCCCAGAGAAGGCGATTAAATCATTATCGGCTAAAGAATATGCAGAGACAACAAGAAAAAAACGAGAAGATACTAGAAAAGGAAAGCAACATAGTAAGCAACCAAAAAAGACAGCAAGAAAAACAAGAAAGTATAGAAAGGTTAGATAATGTTTATACCAGATAATTACATAAGAAGAACTTCCTCAACTGTTCCATTTGGTTATGAGTTAGATGCAGACTTTGAAGGCTATTTAAAACCTATAGAACAAGAAATACAAATACTAAAAGAAGTAGCTGAAGCTGTATTTCATAACGAAATAAGTTTAGGTATTGGTGTAGATTGGTTAGAAGCAGAGACTGGAAGAAGCATGTCAAAGCCCGGATTAAAGAAATATGTAGATAAAATTTATGGTAGATAAAAAAAATAAATCTACAAAAGACTTGACAAATGTCTCAGAAGAGTGTATACTAAAGGATAATACTACACCTAAGAAAAGAGGTAGACCTAAAAATAGTGAACTATCTAATATTAAATTAGCTTTACAGGCTAAAAGAAAATTAGATAAAAAAAATCAAAAGGTCAAAAAGCTAACAAGAAGTTTAGCTAGAGTTAAAAAAGAAGTACAGAAAGAAGAGAAAGCTCTTACTTCAAATGTTTTAACAGAATCAGAAACAAAAGTATTACCTGATTCAATACAAGAACATTTAGATACTACAGGTTCTTATGTGGCATTTATGCCTAATGAAGGACCTCAAACAGATTTTTTAGCTGCTGCAGAAAAAGATGTACTCTACGGAGGAGCAGCAGGTGGTGGTAAAAGTTTTGCAATGTTAATAGACCCATTGCGACATTGCCACATAGCAGAACATAGAGCCTTGATATTAAGAAGGTCAATGCCAGAGCTAAGAGAACTTATAGATAAGTCTCGAGAACTCTATCCAAAAGCATTTAAAGGTGCTAAGTTTAGAGAAGTAGAAAAGCTTTGGAACTTTCCTTCAGGAGCTAAAATAGAATTTGGCTTCTTAGAAAAAGATGCAGATGTATATCGGTATCAAGGACAAGCGTATAGCTGGATAGGATTTGATGAAATAACTCATTTACCTACAGAGTTTGGTTGGAACTACTTAGCATCACGACTAAGAACTACTAACCCAGAGTTACAAACTTATCTAAGATGTACAGCTAACCCCGGTGGTGTAGGTGCACAATGGGTAAAGAAAAGATATGTAGAAGCATCTGAACCTAATAAAACATTTAAAGGTACAGATGGTTTAACAAGGAAGTTTATTCCAGCATTGTTACAGGACAATCCTTACCTTGCTGAAGATGGTGAATATGAAAGGATGTTACAATCCTTACCTGCAGTTCAAAGAAGACAACTGCTAGAAGGTAACTGGGATGTAGCAGAAGGTGCAGCATTTGCAGAGTTTACTCCAGATGTACATGTAATACCTCCTTTTGAATTACCAACTTGGTGGGAAAGAGTAAAAGGGATTGACTATGGTTATGCTGCAGAAAGTTGTTGTCTATGGGGTGCTGTAGACCCTGATGATAAGACCATCATCATATATAGAGAGTTATACAGAAAAGGTCTTACAGGGGAAGCACTTGCTGACACAATAACACAAATGGAAGAGAATGAAATTAAATCTATTCCGGGTGTGTTAGATACTGCTGCATGGGCAAGGACTGGATATACAGGTCCTACTATTGGTGAAACACTTGTCAATAGAGGACATAAATTACGAAGAGCTGA